CTGTGCTGCTGGCATACGCATACCCTGTGCCGTCTGGTATGCGCCAGAGTACATATCGGCTAGGGGTTTAGTTAGACCCTCCTGGACAGCGTTTGCTATAGCTTTATTCTGGACAAGATTACCACGGCTACCACCACCCGGCTGGTATGTCATGGTCTGCTGTCTAAGACCCGGTAAGATATTACCTTTAAGATTCCCCATTACCTGTTTCTGCAATGCATTTGCTGTGCTGGCAAATGGGCTTCTCGGCCCCAAGTCTACATTACCAGCCAATAAATCTGATGTCTGGTTTTGACTAAATCCTGTCTGCCCACCAAGCGACCTACCTAATGCACCCTCTGCACCCATCTGCATTCCAGCGGTTCTCGGACCCATAGCGTAGCCAAGGGTAGCCTGTTGTGCTGCCTTCTGAGCGGGGCTAAATCCGGCAATGCTTTCGCCCGGATAATAATCCGGTATGCCTTGATTATATATTGACTTGGCCTGATCGAACCCCCCAGTTAAATAAGGAATCTGTTCAGCCCATGGCTCACTCGTAGTTGTCTGTACTTTTGTTCCGCCACCCATATTTTATTCCTCTATTTATTACTGAACAAACCTTTAAACGCCTCTAAATTTTTAGCACCTTGCGCCTGTCTTGCATCCGCTTCGTCTTTAGATTCCGCATCTCCCCGCACATCATCACCCTCAGCACCAACATAAGCACCGCTGGAATCATAATGCTGGTCATAGAATAACCTACTATTTCCCAGTAATCCCTGACCATAATCTGAAGTTGCTGGATACCACTGACCACCCGGAGACATTACCCATTTATTTCCAGAAGTATCTGTTGTAGTATTCATACCACTGGTACTAGACTGCTCCTCTACAGGTACATTAATCAAGCCAGTAGCTGGTGCTGTATGGGTTACCCCGTATCCAAGTCCTTGTACTGGACCTTCACCCTGCCATATGTTTTCTGGTATACCACTGTCAACCCAAGGTGCGTAAGCATCAGGGATTAAACCACCACCACCTTGCGCCCATGACGGTGCAGATGGTGAGCTATAAGCGGTATCCAGGAGGGGGAAGCTGGGGTTATCTCCAAGGTAGGGATTGAATCCTGGCCTCGCTGGTTCCTCTACCTCTACCGCTGGTGTGTCGGAGAGAGTATCCATAAATGTCTCGAACCTTGTCTTACCGCTGGATGGTTTAACATCAGTTCCACCATGATATGTACCACTCTTTAAAGCACCAGATTCAGCCGCATGAGCGCGACCAAAGGCTGCTTTAGATGTAGCGCCTCTAGGTTTCCAATAAGAACCCTGAGTACCTGATGGATCATCTTGTATTTGATTCCAAGCGGCAAGTAAATCAGGAGTATCATCTACATACTGTTCGAATATAGAATCAGGCTGATTAGGTTTATACTTTGCGTATTCCTTTGCGTAGTTAAATTTTCCGCCAAAGCTCATATCATTGCATCCTGTGTTTTAAGTCTTTTGTATAGACTATGTAATTAGATTCCCAATCGGGCAACAATTTCTTCCAGCCCTTTCTCCCCCATAACTCTAGGGAAGTACAGCCTGTTCTTATCGCAAATGATTCTAACATTGCTTGGAACTGGTTTAATTTCTTAAAGTCTGAACCGGCCAAAGATATTACTCTAAGTACCTGTTTCTGTGGGTATGGTATTATCTGCGTTATCATTACAGAATGTAGATTTTTATCTTCCGTAGCAATCCACAATTGCATATCCCCATGAGTGAGCGGTTCTAGGAAGTCATCAGACTCTACCTCACCCTCAGTATGTTCTTGCACCTTATCAAGTAATGGTGCAACCTCTTCCCAAACATATGCAACATCTTCTGGGGCAACAATCTGAGCCTTCACAACTTATTCCATGTTGCATTGTAATAAGCGTAAATTCCTTCCCCACTACCGGGGTCCCAATTAGTTCCATCAGCATAACGTATATCACCATCTCTAGGCTTTGTCTTTCTAGTCTCTGATCCGGGTGCAACATTTGTCTGGGCAAGCTGCAACATATCTATGTTAAAGATTATGTCTCCCAGCCTGTTTAATTCATTGAAGAGGTAATCAGGCAACTGTTCTGGCTCTACTGGGGCCGGGTTAGGTGACCACCTGTTTACTGATTTAACATCTTTAGGACTATAAGCCATTAGTATGCCCTACTACCGCGCTTACCCCTTGGCTTAACATCAAAGGCTAGGCCATTTAGTTTCCAATCAAAGTCTCCGGTAGACTCGAACTTAACACCAAAGTATTTTCCAGTAGACCTACAAGAAACTTTAGACTGTTCATTTGGGTTAAAGTCTGTCCCATTGTCCCATGTGATTGCTTCTTCTGTGGCCATCTGATGGCCCACATAAACCTTGACCTCATTGTTCCCCGATACTTCTAGCTCCGGATAAACCGCTGAAACATATTTAATTATAGAGGGGTCACCAAGGTCGTAACCAGTACGCTCTATATAAGAGGTCATGTTAGTGCCATCTTCTGTATTGCCGTGATTATCCCTGAATAGCTTGGTATTTGTAACATCAGCAAATACTAGATTCTCAGATACATTTCCATAGTTGGTAGAACCCCATGCACCAGAGCCAGCATTCCACGATCCGGTAATATTATCCCATTGAGTGCCAGCGGTTATCTCTATGATCCCAGCAGATATGTGGGAAGTATCTGGTAAATCCCTCATGCTAAAGGTGTTAGTTTTCCAGTTCCAGATAATAGCCTTATCCGCTGGACCACCAGAAGCACCCGCTGTAGATGGGTAAGCTGCTATCATTTCATTTCGCACATAGTCAGCCGCAACAAAGCATTTGTTGTAGTTGTCATTATCCCCGTCAAGGTCATCAAACACAGCGCGTCTTAAACGCTCTGGCAACAGCGGTGTTACCTGCTGTCCGTTGCACAGGTAGAAATCAGATAGACCGATAAAGAAGTGTCCACCCTCAAACTCAGCTATGCAGTTCTTGGCGAGACAACCTATATTGGGAGACAGTAACTTGAACGAGAATATATATGGAGTACCAACATAGTTCATAATGTAGATAGCGTTCTTCTTATAGATCAGAAAAGAATCGCCGAGCGGTAGCCCGTCTACTATTTCCCCGGAAGTGTCTGCTAACTGGTACTCGCCAGCGTCTAGCGTATTGTCAGCCTCGCTCCATGTCGTGGGAACATTACCATAAGTGGCCTCAGTAGACCACTTAACCAATCTGGGTTCATTAACCCCAGCCCTTTCCCAGTTAAGACCAACCAGAAAGGTTCTAAAGGATCGTATGACCTTGCATTTATTTGATGTAGCGGGCCAATTTCTTAGCTCTCTAAATGGAACCGTCAGGCTTGGGACACCAGCCGCCAAGGGCCAATATTGTGGTGTGTCGTACCCATCTGTAGCGATGATGATTCCGTTAAGGTTGGTTGCCGTCCACTTTCTAGTAGTTGTGTTGGCACCATAATCATTATCAGTGGTTGAGGTATCAGATATGGGCGTAACGATAGAACCATCTGTATGTTCTGCTGGTGTCGTTGCTCTAGTGCAGCCAGTAAGATCATTGGTAGACTTACCGGAATAGGTTACCTCTTCATAGGCATTAGATGCGCCGTCTGCTATAGCTTGTGAACCCATAGCTATTGTGCCAGATGCTGGAAATGCACTAGCATCAGCTAGGGTTATCGTGGTAACAGAACTATTGATAGTTCCGTCTAATGATCCGGTGGCCTGTCGCACTACATCTGTCCAGGTTGATCCGTTCCATACAGCAATGTCTGCGGCCCCGTAAGCAAGCCAGTAGTAAGTACCACCAGCGGTGAGGTAAGGCTGGATGTAGTAGGGGGCAAACGGGCACGTTGCCATGACCTCGCTATAACCAGCTACTTTCTTTACGCCGTTGTCTAGGAACCTTACATTGTTTCCGCCAGACCATGCGTTAGGTGGCAGATTATAGGGTGGTATATCTTCTATAATCCCTACCTTACCTACATCTGTTATAGGTACTAGAGGCATTATTCTATTCTGTATCCACTAAACCAAGTAGCCGTAGTTGAACCATCC